CTAATGACATCACATCGCACCCCCACCGCTCCAGTGCAAATGCCTGTTGCAATATCGGATGCGGCGGAGCATTGTCAAACACATGCCCAGCCACATCCAGTATCAGTTTTTTGGGATTTCTATCGCCTCGCTATAAGCGGCGGCGATTTCATTGCCTAGTTTGCGAACCATTCCAGGGTTCATTTCATCTACGTTTTCGCCGTCTATGAAATAACGAGTTTTCCCGTCATCAAACTCTCCAATCTCTGTACTAGGTTCTTCAATCATCTTGGCGGCTATCCCAGCTTTTAGAAAACGTTCAGCAGTTACATTCAACGCGCTTCGCTCATAGCCGCCCGCCTTTTTTAGTGCCATCTCAAAGGCATAAATATCCCGCTGTACTAATTTCTCTTTGATTTTCATTAGGAAGCCGCTCCGATTGTAATATCATTTAGCCTAAATGTTACATCCAGCGTAATTATTGAGTTTGGACCAGTGCTAATTGGAGCGGATGTTACAATCGCCTCTGTAGCAGTGACCTCGATATTGCCGGCGCTATCGCCTCCAGGGTGATATTCAAATGCGCCTGTTGCGCCTGGCGCAAGTGCCGCTAATTTAGCAGTGTCAGTTTTAGCAAGAGCCAACGACACTGTGAAAGTTGAGGAACGTGAACCAACGCCAGCCCTATCTTGACCGCCGCACTGATATACAACCTCACTTATAGCATCCTGCAAGCCAGTGCTCTGTAAACAATCATCGCTATCATAAACCGTACCACCAAAACTAAAACTCTCTAGTAATCCTGTATCAGCCATTTTTTACCTCTCTCTTTTTTTCTACATAATCTTTGACCCGTTCGTAAAGCTCTTTAGGGATTTCAATTTCATCACCTGCTAGCCCTCCCCACAATTGCCCTCGGAACGTAGTCACAAAGTCTAATTTTATTTTTACCGTTATCATACGTTTCTCCCAGATATATCAGCAACAATCGCCCAATGTGCAACGCCGCCAATCAAAAAATTACCCGTAGTCGTGAGCGTATAATCGTACCAGTTCATCTCGTCTAATGTGCCAATCGCATCTTCCAGATTGTCCATCATTTCGGCTAGTTCGTTGTAATTGCTAGCATTTGTGTTTTGAGCAGTTGGGCCTAAAATCACGATATACTGGATAGCTCGCGTTTTGTTTTGCGTTACGCATGAGACTACACGCTCACCCAAACCGCCGCCTGGCATCACGGGAAACGCACACGGCATATCGGCGGTGCTGATGCTCTCAGGTGGTTCGTTGTAATGTCTATTGACATCGGTCACGGTCATTGCCTGTATTCCAGCCAAGAAATCAGCATTAGTTGTCATTGCAATTTCCTGTAATTATCCAATATCTGTTTCACATCTGCGGGCAGTCCCTTTGGGATAACTATCTCACCCGATCCAGGAATAGCGGTCACGTCAAAAACCTGTGCATCTTTTTGTTTGTAATAATACGACACTAACCTAATACAAGCGTGCTGTATATCATCAGGAGCTTCTTCGCTATACGCCCATTTTCCGCTTACGGTAATCGCATCTTCTGGGTCGTCTGTGTAATCCCACACAATACCAGAGGATGCTTTGAGCGTAATTGCGTAATAGGGCGTATATCTGCGTGGCTCTGTCACGTAGTCGGTCACAGTTATTCCATCGCCATTAGTGATTGTGTCTATCTCGCACAAATCAGCATCCAGATACAACGTCAAACCGTCTATGTCAGACACGGCGTCAAATTTTTTGCTAGTATTTGTGCTAGCTTCAAACGTTCTAACGCAATACGCATCAATACGCGCCTGCGCACGCCGAATGAGATTACTGATTAGTGTGTCATCTTCAGCCGCCGATATGCCCTGATATGTTTTGACGTCTGTAACTGTGCAATACATTATTTTTCCTCTTTCGGCTCAGATTTTACATATTCCGCGCGTTTATCTTTTACTAATCGCTCGGCTTTAGTATCTGCAAAAGTTTTGACCGTGCCTTTTTCAAAATATTCTTCATCGGTCAAAACGCCTCGATAGTCTACAACAAATTTTATTTTTTTCATGGTTTCCTCAAAAGGGGAGAGTTGTTACACTCTCCCCTGTCAAATTACAGAGTGATGTTATAACTAATCGCAGATGCTTCAGTGTCCCGATACTGTAACCCTACTCGTAACAACGCGGTCAACTCAGTTGCATCAGCAGAGGGCACACGCACGGTCTCAAAAGTAATTCTGCGTTTCCAAGCCAGCCGCCATTGGTCATAACGCACTGCTAAAATTGCACCTTTAGTGTTGTTTGAAGCAGTATCCAGATCAATTTTACCGTCCGCGTTGGCTTTTAGCCCGTAGGTAGCGTTTTGATTAGCACGGTGCATATTGCCGCTCACATTGACATCATAACCCCAGATTCCAGTTAATACGCCGTTTTCAATGGTTGCGCCGTTGAATACGTCACGGGATTTTACATCGTCTAGCTCTAATGATTTCCAGTGTGTCCAAGCGTCCAAGATAAAACCAATTTTGTTGCGGTCAAAGGCGTTCTTGCCAGCTAATCCCATCAATTTAATTGTTTCCAGGAAGTCGGCACTGGTCAAAGCTCCGCCGTCACGACTGTTAGCAGTGTTAGTAACAAGAGCGAGTTTTCGGAAGCCATTGGCGGCTAACCAATACTCATTGCCTGCGGGAGTGCCAGCAATATCGTTGATGTTTGTCGTTGCTCCAGTAGCGGTATCACCATCAATCGCTAGAGATTCTAATACTGCCGCGCCTTCAAGTTCGATTGAGCGCCGAAGTTCATTCGCAAACGGGATGAGACTATCCTCAGAAAGCTCTCCAGTCCAGTAAGTACCCGCGCCAATTTTGCTAACACTGATGGTCTGATTAGCAGTTCCCATTTTTGAGGTTGTCACAGTGCGGGTTATTGCTCCAGGGTTTGCGGCTTGGGCCGAAGCCTGCGCTACTTTATAAAAAGTCGGGGGAGTGGATGCTAACGGAATGACCACGCTTTCCGCGCCTTGTGGTACTTCAATGGTGGGGATTTTGCCCAAAATTGGGGTTTCAAAACGGATGCTATCCCACATGGTGGTTGAGTATTCAACGCCCACCCATTCATCGCCATAGCCAGCAAGAGTTGATTGATTCAATTCGTTGGCTTTCATCGGCATTCGGGCGGATTTCATGGCGAGACGACCCTCAACGCTTCCCTCTTTACCCAACATTTTGATAGCCAGTGCCTTTCGACTATCTTCACTCACAGGTTTACCAGCCGCGCGTAGAACGCCGTCCATAAACGCATGGTCGCCAGGTGAGAGATTATCAAATTTCCAGGTATTGCTATATTTAGCGATATTTACGCCTTTATCAGCAATCCCTATTTCATTGACAACGGTTTCATTTAGCTCTTTTGCAAATGCTTTTTGAGCAGTTTCCACCGCTTCGGTCACTATGGCTTTTACATCAGGTTTTTCTTGCCCCTCTAGGGCTTCGGTTACAATTTTTTCAACATCGGGCATTTCTCGCCCATCTAACGCCTCGGCAATCAAGGCTTTCACTTCGTCTTTATTCATTTCATTCTCCTCTGAGGTTTCTACCTCGTATAAATTTAGTGCTTTCATAGCCTGCAATACATTTTCGGATAACATTCGCGGTTCAACTGGCGATACTGTTAGCGTGTCTCGTTTCAATGGCCACGCTTTGATTTCACCGTTCTCGATTTCTACGCCTTTTGCTACTGCCTCGGTAGATGTTCCTACCCACCCACTCTTGATTAGTTGTTCCAGATATTGCATGTATTGATTTCTGCGAGATAACACTCGCTCTACCCATGCGCCTTTTTCATCAATCTGTAAACTTTTCCAATTGACGTATCCCAGCACATCGTCTCGGTCTGGACCATCGCCGTCTTGCGTTGGTCCGCGTCCGTGTTCCCAATCTACCAATAATTGACCAGTGCGCGTGTAATCGCTCTCCAGAACGGTGGATTTTGTAAAATGCTCTCCTTGCAAATCCTCACCGCCAAATAGCACAATGTAATTGCCAACTACTAGAGTATCTTCGGTCTCTCTCAATGCCTTCAAATTATTTTTCATAGGCTTCTCCTACAAACAAAAAACCACACAGATATAAACTGTGTGGTTGTCGATACATCTCTAACCGTATTATTTGCCCTTTTCACCCGCGCTTACCGCGCCTCTGGGTTATCCTGGCAACATCATTCTAGCACATACGTTCTTATTTTGCAAGCACTTTGTCTATGACTTTTTTTATCATTGCTACTAC